GGTAAACAATCGCTTCCTTGTCTCCTCCAGAGGCATCGGTATCTTCTCCGAGAATAGCCTCTGGCGTTTGCGACCCGTCCGCAGCGGCTGAGGCACTGAGGATATACTTGCCGCTGGCGGTGATACGCCCCAATACCGCGCCTCGCACGAGGTTGGATGGGGTTGCGATGGTTACCTTGCGTGCAACGCGCGGAAACTCACCGGCGATTAGATTGTCAGGGGTGTAAGTGCCCTGATTGGTAAAACCTGATACTGGCATAGTGTTATCTCCTTTGGGTTCTAGGGTTGGTTTATCAATAGATTGCAGGTCATTAAGGGTTTGGTTCATGAAGCCGCAGCGAGGCGTTTGGCCACACTATCGACATCGTCTTCCTCTGCCTCAGCAGCAGGGGTGATTTTGGGATTGGGCAGCGCATTCATGGCCGCTTCAAACCCGTTTGTTTTAGGTGCAGGTTCGATTTTGGGTGCCTTAGCGAGCATGGCGACCGCGCTATCTGCTGCCATGTCGGTGGCAAACGCCAGATGCTGGGCGAGATCGCCGCGATCTTTAGCCTCATCAGAAGCGAGGATGGTCTGTATGCGCGCGCGTTCCGTCGTTTTGGCGGTGGTTTGCACCTCGGCAAGTAGTGCTGGGTGGTCTTGGGTCAGTGTTGGTAAATCCATAACAGTCTCCTTTGTGGTGGTTGCAGGTAATAAAAAACCCCGCCCAATCTTGTTTAAGTCTGGGGCGGGGTTTGAACTGGCGGAGAATTCCGCGATCAGTTTTTCGAGTGAGCCGATGCGGTCGGCAAGACCAGCATTCACGGCGTGCGCGCCGATCAATATGTCGCCGCCGCCGAACTGCTCCAATACTTGCGTGGCCTCAATGCCGCGATTGCGCGCCAGCGTCTGCACGAACACTTCCGCCATTGCATCAATGCGCGTCTGCAGCTTGGCACGTCCTTCATCGGTTTCAGGATTGAGGCGCTTGAATGGGCTTTGTGAAGAAACGATTTCAATGGTGGTGGGTGCATTTTTATCCGGCTTGGCACTGCGATAGACCGCGACCACCCCAATCGAGCCGAGGCCGGATGTTTCCGAGGCAACCACTTCATCGGCAGCGCTTGCTATCCAATATGCACCCGATGCTGCGTCACCGGAGGCATAGGCGATGATCGGTTTTTTGCCGCGTGCCGAAAAAATCATGTTTGCCAATTCGGCGCAGCCATTCACCTCGCCGCCGGGCGAATCGATATTGAGGATGATGGCGTTGATGTCGGGATTATCGAGTGCGACGGTAAAATCCTGCGCCAGAATCTCATAAGAGGTAGCACCGCTGATCGCCGTGAAGAGATTGGCATAGCGAAACAACGGGCCGGTGACAGGAATGACCGCTACACCATCACGCTCGATCACCGTATGGGTGTTCTGCAGCTCACGCCCCAGCCGAGCTGCCACCGCTTCGGGTTTTTCGTTCTCGCGCTCGGCAATTTCTAGAATCGTCTCGAGCGCAGGCTGCGTGATTGCCCACGGCTCACTGGTCGCTTTGTTCCATGCTCGCATTGTCATCCTCCTCATCGTCAGTGTTTTGTTTGCTGTCTTTGCCTTGTCCGGGCAGTGATTTGACGGCGATGCTGGGGGTGAGATCACCCAAACCCAGCTCCTGCATCTTGGCTTTTTCACGCGCGCGTTGCTCCAGCACTTCTTCCCAATCCAGCCCCTGCATGGCGCATTCATCTTCGAGCGTGGAAAGTCCTGCCTCCATGCGAATCTGCGAGGCTTGCGCCTCTTTGACGGGATCAACCCAACCACGACCAGGGCCGATCCATTTGCAGCGCGACCATGCAGCGCGGTTCGTGTAAAAATCGGGTGCCTCAATCTTGCCGCTGTTAATCGCTTCTTCCAGCCACAGCTCGTAGACGGGCTTTGCCCAATAGGTGGCGAGCCACTGCCTGCGCCCTGAGAAGAACCGCCATGCTTCGAGCAATGCGGCACGCGCCGAGGAATAATTGGTCTTCGAGAAATCCTTCATTAACAGTTCAAAGGGCAGGTTTAGCCCTGTGCCAATATGACGCAGGATATTTTCGACAAACGCACCGTAAGCAGAATTCGGGCGGCTTGGTGTGAAGGGCGAGAGCTTGTCGCCGGGGAATGTGGTGATGATCGAACCGCCTGCGAGCTTGGCGCGCCATTCCCGGCGTTTGCTGTCATAATCCTCAAAGCTGCCGCCAAACATTTCGACGACCGTTTCGGCATCCAGCGGCGTTTCAATGAATGCCGCAATCATGGCATTCACCACCGCTGCCTGCAGTTCCGAGCGCTCGTAGTGATCGAGCATTTTAAACATCGGCATGATGGAAGTGAGCGCAGGCTTGCCACGGTTCTGGCCGGTGCGTTCCTTATCATGGATATGCAACACGCGCCTGCGGCCAAACGGGGTGCGCGATGGAATGCGCTGCCATTCATCCGCTGAGGATGCGAAAGGTAAAAACACATCGCCTGGATGGGTTCTGCGAATATGGTACGCGAGCGGCGCACCGTAATCATCAATCTCAATGCCACCACGCAGTGTTTTATCATCCGGCTTGCCGCTGGGGTTGCTCAAACGATCCGGCTCCACCAGCTGGATGGTGGTGGCGAATGCACTGCCGCGCTCAGGAAGCCACAGCGGCAATGCCAACGCTTCGCCGTTAATGAAACCGGAGCGAAATACCTGCGTGGTCAGCCCCGCGAAATTAAGCGACAGCGCAGCATCGCACTCAAACCCCTCCGCCCAGCCGCGCCAGAGGGATTCTACATCACGCGCCCAATCATCCGCCCATTCTTTCTTGCGCCCCAGCGCGCGGTAATCGGGCAAGGCAGAGAGCCGGAGGCCTGTGCCGACGACATTATCCACCATCGTCTGCGCCGCGCCCGAAGCCACGCCGTGATTGCGCGTGAGATCACGCGAACGCCCCACGAGTGTCGGCAATTCACCCAGCAGATCGCCATCTGCCGAGCCGTTTCCGGGCAGCCAGCTGGAGAGCTCACGGGCAGTAAGCGATGCGGCGCGGTGCGAGGTATCACTCATCGAACACCACCTTGATCACGCCACGGCGCGCACCACCGCTTAAGCGATTGATCTCAATTTTAAGTTTCTGGATATATTGTTCGAGCCTGCCGCTGTCCGCCTGCGCGTAGGTGGTGGCACCGTAGCCACCGATGGACACGCTTACTTCCTTCGCGCCCGTCATAAGCTGGTGGTACGCCGTCTCCGCCTCGGTAAGGCGGGTTTGCAGGGTAGCTAAATCGGTCATGTTTTATCCTCAAAGATACGGGTCGTCGGCAGCGATGACGTTGCGTTGGCTGATCGTGCTGCTGCGTGGTTGCGTGGGCGCTGTGGCCTGTGGTTCCTGAGTGGCGGCGTAAGTATCGGCGTAAGGAATGCTGCGCTGCTTACCGAGCGCCGCTTCCATTTGCTGCCACTGCCGGTCGGTGAAACGATCCAGTCCGTAAATGCTTGCAGCGGCGCGCGCATAGACACGGCAATCGAGTGCTTCGTTATTACGAGACGGGTCTTTCTCCCACGAAGCGCGGGGGAAGCCTTTATGCAGCTTGATCACACGCTTTTCAGCGGTGAGCTGCTTAAAATACTCCTCCGCATATTCAGGAAAATGGCACGTCCCTGGTGGGAACGGTTCATCTTCCTTGGTCGGGCGGTCGAGCTTCAGCCAGCGATACAGCTCCATTTTGGCAACTGGCCCGCTGACATTCCATACACGGAGGCCACGCTTTTTGCTGCCAACATCCGCCTTGGATACGCTGAGTATCAGCGCAGTTTCCGTATCACGGCCTTTGACCGCCACCGCCGTGCGCGGCGTTGATGCGCGCGCACCCGAACCACCCCAGCTCGCCTGCGGATGGGTTTTGACCCACGCATACACATCCTGTGTGGCATAGCCGCTATCGACCGCCAACACGCGGATGGGGAGTGTGCCGCCACCCGCATGGTGAAAATCCCGCCGTAGCAATGCTTCGAGCTTTTCCCATACCTCCGGCATGGCGGTGTCGCCCATGAGCACATGGTAATCGATCGACCAGCTTTCTTTTTGCCGCCCCCATGCCACCACTTCGCATTCGATGCGGTCTTTCTGTACGTCCGCACCGGCGGTAAGGAAAAGCCCGCCCTCCGGCACCATGCCCATTGGGTAAGGCTCGCGGCGTTCATAGAGCCGTTTCCATTCGGGCGCTTCATATTCTTCCTCATACGGCTCGCCCAGCACCGTATTGACAAAACCCTTCATCAGCTCAGGGTTGGCCTGCGCGTTTTCGAACATCTCTGCTGCATCGCCCCACGAGAACCAGCCCACGGGGCTATACAGCGAGGACAAATGATAGCCAATCGTGCGGCCATCGGTTTCGGCGGTCGCCACCCAGCGCCCGCGCGCCAGCATCTGTGTTTTGTGATGCTCGTCGATCAGAGTGCCGCATTCCTCACAGGCATACTGTGCTTCCTGCGGTTTGCCTTCTTGCCAGCGCAGTTGCGTAAACCGCAGCGGCTGAAAATGATCGCAATGCGGACATGGCACATGGAAGTACCGCTGGTCGCTGCCTTCAAATTCACGCTGGATGCGCGAGATGCCTTTGGTGGTGGGCGTACTCACCAGAAAAATCTTCCGCCGTTTCTGAAACGTAGCCGAGCGGCGTTCGGCGAGCAGGATTGGATCACCTTCACCTTCCACATCGCCCGGATAACCATCGACCTCATCCATAAACAAATACCGCGCTGGCATGGAGCGGAGTCCCACCGCCGAGTTGGCGCCGGTCATCACCAGAATGCCGCCCCGAAACTCCTTGCTCAGGATGGTATTACCCGAATCACGCGCGCGGGCGGGTTTGACCAGATCGCGCAGCTCCGGCGTCTCATCAATCTGCGGATCAATGCGCTGTTTCGAGTTACGTTTTGCCAGTTCTACCGTGGGCGACACCGCCATCATCGGCCCCGGTGCCATATGGATGACGTAGCCGATCCAGTTATTGCCGCATTCCGTGCCGCCAATCTGCGCGCCCTTCATGAACACAATCCGCTGCACCGACGAGTGCGGCGAGAGATGATCCATGATCTCCTGAAGGTACGGCGTGCGGCTGGTGCGCCAACGCCCTGGCTCGGCGGCAGATTTAGAAGACAGCATCCGGTAGCGATCTGCCCACTGCGAGACGGCGAGGAAGGATTCGGGCGTTAATCCACTGCGCCATTGCTGTTCGACCGCATCCGCACCCTCATAAAACTCAGTCGAGACTTGCGCGGAACTCGGCAAGCTCTGAGAGGTGCTGTCTGACATAGGTTTCCAGCGTCACATGCATGGTGTGGGGATCAGCACCCAGCTCTGCCGCCATCTGTGCGGAGACGCGTGCAGGCCAGTTAAGCCATGCATCGCGTTCCTGCCGTCCCAGCTTAAAAACATGTGCCATAACTTTCGCCCTGTCGATGAGCTCGCCCTTCAGTTTCTGCAGCCGCACGCGGTTGGTTTGCGCCTTGAGCACTTCATTCGCTGTGCGCGCCTGCATGTAGGTGGTGCCGCCACCCACGGGTGCGCCATTTTCTTTGAGCGTATCGCGCACGGCATCGAGCGCCGCATCCGGCACGGGCTTCACCGTTTGTGATCCACGTTGCTGGGCGGCATCGGTGTTTATTTTCCACAGCGCATCGGCTTTGCCCGCATCGATACTGCCATCTGCTTCGAGACGGATGCGGCCTGTTTTTATGGCCTTTCTCACCGCCGCATCGCTGACCCCGCGATGGCGACCATAGGCACGAATCGACATGCCCATATCAGCCTCCCAAACCCCATAAATCGGCCATGTTCAAGACACACCTCCAGTCAAGCGAAATAGACGGTTATTATATTGATATATAATGCGAATTACTGCTTTTTCTGGTTGATTAAGATGCAGTTCGAAGCATTCATGGTTGTGTCCACAGGGGACGCCAACAAACCAAGGAGAATGCACATGAAAAACGAACCGCTACCCACCAACAACGAAGAATGGGGCTTTTGGGGAACCAGCGTCAGCAACGGCTATGATGCTGCACTCACATGGGATACCGCCAGCCGCTTTTTTGCCAAAACCTTTAACCTTACGCCCGAAGAAACCCGCACGCTTTTGGATGCACGTTTCGGTCGCCACCTTGCCGACGATTTGAGCTTCATCAACGGTGGGCCGGCAACCGCCACAGCAATCACTACCCACCTTGAAAAGCGCAACGCTGATAAAGGTTGGCGCAGGCATTTTGAAAAAGCCATCCGCGAGGAAATGGGGAAGCTGATTCCCTACACCTCGACTAAAAGCAAAGCGGAGATACTGACCGCCATCGCGCAGGAGCATCTCAATTTTGAAACGCTTGAAGAACGCAAATCCGACAGCCTTGATTTTAAGGATGTCGGGGTGCTGAACGTCAAAGCCGCGCTCGAAGCTGCCTATGCAGCGGGCAGAGCCAGCCGGAAGGGAGCGTAACATGAGCAACCGCGTCACTGTTAGATACTCCCGTAAGCCCTACGACCTTGACGAGGTAAAATCCGCTGCGAAAGACCGCAGCGGATATGCCTTCGACACCGCCATCACCGATACCGTTACTTTAACCACCAGCGAGTACGACACTTTCACCCGTAACTTCATGCGCGATTACGCATGGCTTGCAGGCAAAGGCGGCGTGGTGAATCGCATCCATCAGGCGGTTGCTGTCAACGCGCCAGACCGTCCAACGCTTTATGTTAACCCAGAAGGCAGCAGCTATGGACGCTATGTCGGGCTGGAAGTGCCGCCTGAGATGGTTATCAAATTCCCCGATGTGCATGTCCGCCTCACAGGAGAAAATGGCAATGCCTTCAACATCCTTGGACTTTGCCAACGCGCTGCGAAACGAGCGCATGTGCCAGCCGAGGATATCAAAGCCTTTATGGACGAAGCCTCCAACGGCGATTACAACCATCTGCTGGTTACCTGCCGCAAATGGTTTGATTGTTATTAACCATCTTGATGCGCTGGCCAAGCCAGCGCATCGTGCCAGTGTGCATGCTGTTGCCCAGCGCTTTGTAGCGCGGCCCGTCTGCGGCAGGTTTTCCGCGATACGGAATCAGCGTATAATCATCAGGAAATCCCTGCAGTCGCTCACACTCACGCGGCGTGAGCCGCCGCACTGCCATCTGCGTCAATACCGCAGGCTGGTTGTCTCCCATTTCTGCACGCAGCGTCGAGCAGGTTTCCCGTAAATCGCTCGGCCCTGCGTTTCGTGCGATGCTGCCAGGCTCGAAGGCAATATAGGTGGAGCGGTCGCCACCAGCGGTGACGGTTTTGGATTGGTCGGTTTCCGTCACATACATGCCGCCGTTCGGGCGGTCTTTACGTCTGCCATTGGCATCGCAATAAGTGACGTTATAAGCGCGCGCGGGAACGAATAATGGCGCACCAGCAAGCGCATGCTGATCCTCCAGTCCCATTTTATCGCCATATTGGGCGTTGAGCGTGCAGGCGACATCCGCTGGCCACTGCTTTTGCTTGTCCACCACATAGGTTTCCAGCTCCGCATCGTGCTTATTGTAACGCGACATCAATGTTTTAGCGACGGGCCGCATGTATCCACTGCTGGCAAGGTCGACATCAGCTCCCCAGCCACCGCTTGAAGCGCGGCTCTTAAATGTTCCGGCAACTTCTTGCCGCGTTTCTCGGCACGGCGTAATATCCCGCTGCAGGCTTTCGCGCTCAAATAATACCGCTGCGGCAGGTCGCCAGTCTCCAAAATATCCGATAACGAACACACGCCTGCGTCGCTGTGGCACTCCGAAATACTGAGCGTCAAGAACGCGGTAGGCAAACCCATACCCGCATTCCGCCAGCGCGCCGAGGAAGGTGCCAAATGTCCGTCCTGCGTCAATTGACAGCACACCGGGGACATTTTCCCAAACCACCCATCGTGGCTTTGCGCTTTGAGCAAGGCGAATAAATCCGAGTGCGAGGTTGCCCCGGTCGTCAGCAAATCCCTTGCGAAGTCCTGCGATGCTGAAGGACTGGCAAGGGGTTCCTCCGACCAGAAGGTCAATTGCTCCATAGTCACTTTCTTTCAATGCCGTGAAATCGCCATGCAGTGGCACCTCCGGGTAATGATGCGAAAGCACTGCGCGGGCGAAGGGTTCGATCTCAGAAAATCCCGCCGCCTCAAATCCGAGCGGATGCCACGCCACCGTCGCTTCCTCAATGCCGGAACAGACCGACAGATAGCGAAGGGGTTTGGCATCCATAGGGGGCGGCTGAAGTCAACATGATTA